TTTGGATGAAACCAACCCAGACGTTGCGATTGCTTATCAAACACTTTTAGAAGTTAGTAGAGAAGTTCAAAGTGAAGGATGGACCTTCAATAAGGAAGCGCATTATGAAATGACACCCAATACAGATGATGAAATTATTATCCCTTCAAATGTTTTACAAATAGATCTTACACAAGCTACTGCAGGTGATAAGAAAGTGATAAGAAGAAATGGAAAATTATATGACAAAGAACATCATACCGATAAGTGGACAGATGGAGCTATAGAAGTTGATGTCTTATGGCTATTCGACTGGGTAGATTTACCACGTCCAATACAGGACTATATAACAACTAGAGCTTCTACTGTTACCTCTAGTCGAATCATTGGAGATCAAGCTCAGTACCAGATGCTCCAACAGAAAGAGGCATACATGAGAGCAATGGCTCTTGAGTACGAAACAAACCAAGGTGATTATTCATTCTTTGGACACCCTGACGGAGCACACCCTTATGTCAGTTATCAACCTTACAAAGCACTTTATAGATAATGGCAGCCGTAACACAAAGAGTATCAAACTATTTGAGTGGTGTTTCTAAGCAACCAGATAGTAAGAAGCTTCCTGGTCAAGTAAGGGAATGTTTAAATGGCTTCCCTGATGTGACAACTGGTTTAACTAAAAGACCAGGTTTTAAATTTATATCCGTATTAAAAAACTCCAGCAATACTGCTTATAGTGGAACACAATTAGATGGTGGTAAATGGTTCTATATCAACAGAGGAGATGGTACTAAATATATAGGATGTGTAACGCCTAAAGTTTCTAGTACTAACGGTACAATTAAAATCTGGAATGCTGATACAGGAGCTGCTTGTACAGTTACCGATACAGCAACAAGTTCTGCTATTGGAGCACATAGTTATCTAACAGGAACAAAGCTAAACTATGACGTTCTAACTGTTCATGACAGTACGATAATTACAAACAATACAGTAACTGTTACAACACAGTCTAATCCTACGTTTGTAGCCTCTAAAAGAGGGATGGTTATACTTACAGGTACTGACGCTCAGTTAGCAAGTGAAACCTTCACAGTTACCATAGCTGGCCAAACGGCAACATATACATCTCAAGCTGCTGATGGCTATGAAGAGGTATTAGATGGTCTTAAGTCAGCTATAGAAAGTGTAAGTACATCTAATTCTTTAGGTCTTACAGTTTATAAATTTGGTACGTCTCTTGTTATAGATAGAGCGACAGCTTTTACTCTTGAAGCAAAGGGTGGTAAGAATAATCAAGGTATTGTTGTATTTCAGGACTTCGCTGTAGATGCTTCTTACCTACCAAAACAAAGTCTTCACGGACATAAGGTCGAAGTATTAGGTAAGTTTGCAGAAGACAATGATAACTACTATGCAGAGTTTGTAGCTCATAATGGTACGTCTGGTGATGGGTACTGGAAGGAAACTATAGGACCAACAGCTTCACCTGGATTTAACGCATCAACGATGCCTCATAGGTTGCTATGTACAGCTACTAATACATTTACCTTCGGACCAATACCCTATTCAAACAGGGTTGTTGGTGATGCTATCACTAACTTAGATCCTCAGTTTGTAGGACAGAAGATTCAACAATCTTTCTTCTATTCAGATAGGCTTGGTTTCTTAAGTGATGACACCGTAACACTAAGTAAAAGTCAGGATGTATTTAATTTCTATAGAGCTTCTGTAAGAGGTTTAGCCACTGGAGATAGAATTGGTATTAACGCTACTTCTATTAGACCAGCAATATTACATGCTGTATTACCTACCACACAGGGTCTAGTTTTATTTAGTAAAAGTCAACAGTTCTTACTCTACTCAGAGCAGGGTCCACTAACACCTGATAGTACAAAGATTAGACCTATCTCAAACATGGAGATGGATTCAGATGTAGATCCTATTGACGTAGGAACTCACATGAACTTCATCAGTAAAACTCCTAACTACACACGAGTGTTTGCTATGCAGACCCGTGGTCTAGGTGAGAGTCCTAACATCCTTGATATAGGTAGGGTTGTTAATGAGTGGATAACTATTGATGTAGATACCCTTGTCGCTAGTATCCAGAATGACTTCTTAGCAATGTCTAGTCAGTCAAGTAATGAAATCTTTTTCTACAAGACTTACTCAGACGGTAAGGATTTATTAATGGAGTCTTGGTTTAAGTGGAAGTTACCTGGAACTGTACAAAGTATGTCTATAGATCAAGATGATATGTATATGGTTACTAAACAAGGTAATCAATATATTTTATCTGATGCAAACCTAACTCAAAGTCCAGATGCAGCTATCATCACCAACGCTCAAGGTCAGAAGATTAACCCATGTATGGATTTCTATGCACAAGCAACCTCTGTTGTGTATGACGCTGCAAACCTAAGATCTAAGTGTTATATACCTTTTGCAAATCTAACTGATATAAAGAATACAGTTTTAGTAGCTGGTACAACTGCAGCTGGTACATTCAATAACTCTGGATATACAGTTACACCTGAAGTTGGTACAGACGGTAGTGGTACGTTTTTTATTGTTGAAGGTTTAGATCTATCGAATAACGCTGCTAACGTATATGTTGGGTATTCTTATGATTTTGACTTAACTCTTCCACAGATATATTTCAATTTAGATCAAGATGGTAAAACAACTGATTTTACGTCAAGTTTAACAATAGCAAGAATGAAATTTGATTTAGGTCTATCAGGTCTATTAAGTTTCAAGCTGAATGCTGTTGGTAGATTTGCAGGTAAACGTGAATATACAGGCGATGGTAGTACAACTGATTTTAACTGGACTCCTGGGGATCTAGATTATATAGATAGAAATCAAGTTAAAGTTAAAATAAACAATGTTACAACAACAGCATTTACATTCTTAAGTAATACAGAGATAAGGTTTAATTCAGCACCTGCGATAGGTGATGCAATACTTATCTACTTAGATGAGTGGTATGACTTAGCCCCTTCAACAATGGCTAACGAATACCTAGCTGATGACGTACCACTAGATGAATCAAGAGTCGTAACAATACCAATACATCAACGTAGTAAAAACTTTAACTTACGAGTCTTTAATGACTCACCATTTCCCGTCTCTCTCAACTCGATGATGTGGGAAGGAAACTACTCACCGAGATTTTATAGGAGGACTTAAATATGATGATGAATGATTTCGGCGTACCAATGAGTGACGCTGAAATGACTATGCAGCCTAT